AATATTACACTAGACTCTGTTTCTGATTCGTCAATTTGAAAAGTATCTATATTGCCTGAATATAATAGTAATGGGTCTGCAATTAGAGCATTACTGCTATCTAATAATCCTCTAAATATATCTACATCATCATTAACAACATTCTCATTCAAACAAGTAGATATAAATGTCTGATCTGCACCAGATAATGTTAAATTTAAAGTTGTTTTAGTTACATCTGTTTCTTCTGTGAATGATGGTATTGATAATAAAAAAGATGATGGAGAGTAAGTTACACTTGAACCTGATATAGAAGATGTAAGACTAAACCCACAATCTGTTATATTTACAGGTGTTCCAAAACCAATTGTAATGAGATGAACAGGTCTAATCTCATTTGCCGCTAATTCGTTTTTTACTGCTGTTGTTAATGTTCTCGCCATAATCCTCGTAATAACTTCTTGTTATGCTTTCAGTTCCTTTTATCATGGTAAAATTAAATTTACTATCAGGTTTTTTATAAGCTTTTAAATCGTTTAAATTAGTATCTATTTCATCTTCATTGACAATTACTGTAGCTTCAAACTCTGCACTAATTAAATGAGTAATTTTATACTTTTTCATTATATGGATTCTTCTACATCAAACTCAAATTGATATAAAAGGTTTCCATCTTTGTCTGCACCTACAACACCAAACTCTTGTATGTCATTTGTTAAGTGTACTGTAAAAGGTATATTGTCATAACTTACAGTTTCGTCATTTGCTAAAGCTGAAACTAAAGGTGGTTCTATTGTAACTGTAGCCGCACCTGATGAACTTGTTACATCTGCTACAACCATATAAATTTTTGTGTGTCCATTAAATTTTATAAAATCACCTGTTCTTAATCTGTTTGCTGTATCTGCCGCAAATCCATCTATAGCAATCGTTGTATCTCCAGCAGTATGTGAACCATTAACAGCTAGTGTGCCTGTTTCTACACCTCTTGCATCTTCGACTTCAGGTGGGATTATTGTAAAGTTTTCTTTTGCTGATCTTTGTTTAATTATAAAAGCCATAAGTTCACCATAAATATCTGATCTTTTTCCTACAATAATTCTAGCAGTAAAACCAAATCTTTGATTATCTATTTGTCTTGAAAGTTTTTTACCTGATAATGATTTTGAAATTATTGTATTCTGTTTTGATTGAATACCCATTGTTTCAAAAGCGGCACTAGATATTGGAAATGCACCTGACATTAAATTAATTCTCCTCTACCTTTTTCTGCTAAAGCATTATTTATTATTGATGTAATAGTACCTCTGTTTTCTACTAATGCTTGGTCAAACCCTCTTGAATCTATTGTGTTAATTGTAAAATTAACATTAACAGCACTACCACCTGTTCCCCTTGCGGCTTGTGTAATCTGCCCTGTAGAATTAGGTATAAACATTTCAGCACCTTGTTCTCCTACAATTATTGGTTTTCCTTTTGAAACTGCACCACCTTTAGCAAAACCTAAAAATGATCTTGCCATACTAAATAATGAACCACCACCACTTAAAGCCGCTTGTTTTTCTTTTTCTCTTGTAATCAATTTTTCTATTGCTAACTCTGCTATTTTACGAGCAACTATTTCAACAAGAGCCGCTACAATATTTATTAAAAATTTTTCTGCCATGTTTTTAAAAGTATCAGATAATTTTTCTCCCAATACTATTGATCTTGCGATTCCTTGTGACATAGTTGTTATGCCATTGTTTATACTTTCAGCAATAATCATTCTGATGTTATTAACTTTATCTTCAAATCCTTTTAAAACATTATCGTTCATTTCTTTAAATTTATTCATAGCTTTTTCTGTTGCTGATGGGACTCTTACAGATAGTTCATGTTCGAAATCCCTTATAATTTGCAAACTAGATTCTAATGGTTCGACAAAACCCTCATTAGCATCTGCACCTGATAATATATCTGATAAACTTTGTACTTCTTCTTTAACTTCTTTTGATACTCCAGCTAATTCTTTAAATCTTCTATTAATATCATTTATTATTAAACCAACCCCAGCTATTTTTGTTAAGAATCCACCAAATGTAATTGCTAATAATCCTATTACAGATTGAAAATCTCTAAAATTTTGTGTTAGAATTTTAAGAGCATTTGATAATTTTAAGATGGCTACTGCTAAATTTTCTCCCATCTGTTTGCTTAATCTTCTTATTGCTTCATCATTAGTTTCTGTAAATTTTTTTAAATCTCCTAATTGTGATTTAAGTTCATCAAAAAATCCTGCCGCTATTTCTGTTTGTATTGTAAAAAAAGCATCTTTTAAGTTTGATATAGTACCTGATAAAGTGTTTGCTAATTTATTTGTAAGTTCTCCAAACTTACCACCTGTTCCAAATGCTTTTGCTAATCCTTTTATTGATTCATCAACACTAACTTTTACTCCAGCAGAAAACCCAGCCATAGCAGTAACAGCCCTATCTCTAAATAAATCTGCTGAACCTATACCAGCACTAAACGATCTTTGTATTTGCTGTGATGCTAAAGCAAAATCGCCACCTAATTGAACTGCTGTGTTACCTGTTATTTTTAAAAGTTCTTCAAATGTAATACCAAGAGATTCGGCTTTTTCTGAAACTGTTGCTAAAGCAGTTACACCTTGTTGTATATTAGATAATTCAAAAGGAGTTGTTTTTGCAAATTTAGTAACTGTATCTAGTGCGGCTTTACCTTTTCTTGCACTTCCAAATAATGCTTCTAATTGTACTCCCAATTCTTCAATTTGCATTCCAGCTTTGACTATTCCTCGAATGACAACTCCAGCACCAAGACCAATAAAAGCATTTCTTAAATTAAAAACAGCACCTTTGACTTTTGACAAAGCACCTTGAACATTATCAAGTGCTTTTTTTGTTTTATCTCGTGCTACTATATCTATGTTTAATCTTTGTGCCATTATCTATATTTATTTGCTTGTGCTAAGTTCTTTTGAGTTTTATACTCATCTTGTTCTTTTTTCAAGTAAGCTATCCATAAATTAAAATGATAAATAGGCATTTCAAGAACTTTTTGTATTGGTAGTTTAAGTCTATCAGCAACCACTAACATAGACTTTATATCAGGGTCGCTATTTACTTTTTTTCTGCGTACTCGTATGATGCGTCTGCAAGTATTTTATTGGCTATATTAGCAATAACATTTGAATCAGCTTTTCTTCTTAATTCTATTTTATCTTCTAATTTAAAAGCTTTTTTAAGATTACCTTTTTCATCTTTTATTTGAAGTTTCATAATTAACAAATCAACTAATACTGTTAAATCAGCAAAATTATTAGATTTCTTAAAAATTATATTTTTTTCTTCAAGTGTTAAAGGTTCAGAATAAAATAAAGATGGATTACCTTGATCGTCTTTCCATTCAGGAACTTCAATCGTAATCGTTTGCAGAGTCTCAAAATGAGTTTTGACTCTATCAATTATTGACATAAATTATTATTCAGTTCCGATTGTTAAAGCACCTGTTCCTTGAAAAGTAACTGATCTTGCAACTACTCCATCTAAAGGTTGTGATACTGACATTCCTGTAATAACACTTGCACCCTCAAATTTTCTATCACCAGATGAACTTCCCTCAGGTAGTAATTTAAAAGTTATACTTGCACCAGCGACTAATGATGTTTGGACACTATCCGCTTCGTCAAAGTGCATTTCTAAAGTACCTGAGAATGATGTTCTACCAGCAATAAAAGTTTTTGCTGAATCAGCCATTTTTGTGCTTTCAACAACATCTCCTGTTGTTTCTAAAGTGAATGAAACAAGTTCGCCAACTGCTGAGCCGCCAACTACTACTTCACCCTCTTTACCATGATGTACTGCCATTTTTTTCTCCTATAATTAAATTGTTATATTAGTTTTCTTCTTCTTCGTCAATTTCTTCTTCTTCATCATCTTCAAATTCTTCTTCATCTTCAAATGACTCATCTTCTTCATCTCTAAGTTCAGCAAGTAAATCTTTGATTTCTTCACACATTAAAGATTCTTTATCATGCAGTTTTTCTACACTATCTATTTTCTTTTCTATTTTATCAATTATCTTATCTTTGTTCATAATATCTCCTATGGTGTTCCAGCTTGAAACTCGTAAGTACACCTAATAGTCATTCTTATACCGCCTATTGGAAACAATGTACCCTCGTCAGTTTCTACAGATATAACTTCTGTATCAAGTGCATTACCACTTCTTGTAATATCAGATTCTATGGCAGTTTCAATAGCAGTAATTAATTCATTTCTTTTTGTATCAATATTAACTTCTGCACCCTTGACAAATCCTAATATAAGAAAATCAATAACACCTATCCTTGTTTTAGCACCAATACCTATTTCTTGATCTTCTCTTGTTTCTTCAGATGTTTGTATTATTACTGCTGGATATTGTTTATCTGATAATTCATCTAATTGAAAAGGTTGTCTTGTAGCTTTAATTATATCAGGGCTAGATATAGCTGATATGACAGATAATAAGTTTGATGCAATATTTTCTCTTTTACTCATATTTTAAACTTCCTTAATTCTTTTTCTACAAATTTATTGAATGTTCTTTGTATAATCTTTTCTGTCCTAGTATTAAAGCCAAAAAATTTTCTTTGTGGGTCAGTAGTTACTTGGTTGAAAAAAGCTTTGTCTATCTCATCTTTTCTACTAAATGCTAAAGATATTTTATGTTTTCCTGTTTTCTTTACCATTGATGGATTTAAAGAACCTAACATTCTACCTGTATAAAATAAATCAACTACTGTTGGTTTTCCCTCTCTTTGTAATTGTTTTAAATATCCCTCAGAATATGGTGCAAATCTTCTATCATTAAAATCAATACCTTTTTTAGTTTTAGTTCTAATTATATCTACTAATTGAAAACCAGCTTGTTTAACACCTTTGTCAATTATTCTTGGCAAGACAGAACCAAACTTTTTAAATTTAGCCGCTACTTGTTTTTGATTTGTTTTAATATTTAGATTGACAGCCATTATCTATTCAATCGTCTATATCCATGTAAAGGTTCTCTTTCATTAGATACGATTGAACCATCTGCTGTAGAATCATATTCAACACCATCTTCTAGTATTGATCTAAATTCTCTATTATATTCTGACATATAATATTCACCCATTCTTTCAAATCTATCTTTATCTGTTTCAGGTCTGAACTTTGTTAATGCTGGTAGATAAAATCTTCCTAAAAATAAATATACACCAGCCCTTTCAAACTGATCTAAATTTACTTTTGTGTTTTCCATCTCAACAGTATTTAAAACTGTAATATCTGTATAGACATTTGTTTTGTAAGTTGGAAACCACTCTATTCTTAATTGTCTTAAAATATCATTTGTAGTTTGTGCTAGAAAATTTGTTGTTTCTGTAGCTGTTGTAGATATACCAAAATCAAAAGCATCAGGTTGATACTTTAAAACATCAGAAGTTGTTATTACATTTGCACCTGTAAAATTAGCCATGACATTTACCTATAAACCAATCTACAAATTTTTTAATCTTTTTTTTTAGTTTTTTTAACATTCTTTTTTCTCTTTGGTTTTAATGTAACGACTTTATCAGAAATGTCATTTACTGTCGCTTTTTTAATTTCTTTTTTTACATCATCAAGAGGAACATAACCTCTCATTTTAAAATGTGCTACGTTTGCTTCGTATTGTATTTTTGATCTAATAATGGTTTTTTTTCCATTTGTTAATTTTATGTCCATATTAATCTCCTTTTTAACTGCGAGGGCAGTCTCCCGCCCTCACAAAGTATTAAATTATCCTTGAATTGATGAGTCTGCTTCGATCTCACAACCATTAGCGTCATTTAATTCACCGACACCATATACTGCTGTTGCTACAATCTCGTCTGCTCTTAAACTCGCATCTCTTTGAGTTTCGATTTTTAAGTCTTGCATCATTGCTAATCCTAAAGCATCTGGATTAAATACTGCACCTTTGTAATCTCCTGTTGTTCCCGGATCATTACTTGATGAGTCTGTCATATTTGAAGTTTCAAATATATTTACACCAGCGATCTGACCTACTAAAGATGATCTTAGTATTTCATTTCCAACACCCGGATTTGGGTTTGCAAATGTATTTGTAAGACCTGATTTTAGATCAAATGCTACTTGTGGGTGGATTACAGCATTTAGGTTTTCACCTGATACACCAGCCGCTCTTAATTTTGCTACTGCTTGAAATATCAATGCCGCTGACATAACTGTTGAAGCTGAACCTACAGTAGTTGAAAAACCACCGAATAAAGCTGTTAAGTCTTTGTCAACTTTTTTTGCAATTGCCTCACCAAATAATCTACCAATATCTGCCGCAACATTTCTTGGTGCCGCATTTCTTCCTAGATCAGTTAATGTAGTCATAATTCCATTTTCAGAACAAGTGATTGTTACTGAAGTTGGGTTGATTGCTGTGTTAGATAAATCAGATGCTTCCGATACTGCCGCCGCTGATACAGCCGCATAAATTGGAACTTCAACTGACTTTCCACCACCTGTTACTGCATAGTTTCTTACAAGTGGTCTCATTATTGATCTTTCACTTGCTACGAACAATGCTTCTGCCACTATCTCTGTGTATAGTTCCGATAGTGTAGAACTTGTGCTTTCGTTTGCCATTTTTATTTACCTTGTTATTTATTGTTTAAGTTTATTTGAGTAGGTGCAGAATCTCTTTGTTTGCGATACTCAGCATACTTTTTTCGATCCTCCGCCTTGCTCATGTCTAAGTCCTGAATATTAAAAGGTTTTACAGTTTTCCCCTCAATGCTATTCTGGCTACCTGAACCAGACAATGACCCTTTTCGGAAATGTGGGTTAGCATCTAAAAACTCATTTACTCGATCTTCAATTGTAAGTAGTTCTCCCTTTGGGTTGTATCTTATGTTTTTATTATTATCAAGTATTTCTATTCGACCATCATCATTATAATTTACTTCGTTTTTTAATAATGACACTACTTGATCTGGTGCAATAGCATTACTTTTAGAAGCTAAAGATAATATAGAATTATCTACATTGATTGTTTTTACTTTGCTTTTCCAATCAGCTAATTCTTTGTCTTTCTCAGCTATTCTAGCTTTCATAAGATTTTCTAAATCAGCTTTTGTTTTAGCTTCTTGTATTTGTTTTTCTTTTAAAATTTCTTCTTCTTTTTTTCTAGCTTCATCAACTTGTCTTTGATGTTTTGCTTTCTCAGCTTCTAGTCTTTGCTTGACTATTCTATCAACATCTTCTTGATTAAAACTTGGTGTTGGTTTTGTTTCGTCAGTTTGAGTTTGTTTAACTTCAGCTTCCTGAACATCATTTTTCGGTTGATTAACCTGTTTGTCGTCTGACATTGTTTCTCCTATGTTTATATTATTAGTTCGCCTTTTTTGTTATACCAATCAGGATTGACATAACTAAATTGATGTCTGCAATTATATCCACCTCTTACTACAAGTGGATTGCCTGATTTTTTTCCTGACCACGATCTAGTAGTCCATAATCGCTTGATTTCATCAATTGTAAAAAGTCCACCATTTCTTCTGTTATATACACCATTAATTAGATTTCTGCAAAAATCTCTAGTGGTTGGAATTACATCTCCATAGTATTTAACAAAAGTAAGACCAGCATCATTAGCTTTATTAAAATTAAGGGTTGCATCAAAATCTCTTAATGAGTCGTTTAATATCTGACCAGCATATCTTTTCATATTTTCACCAGCCCTATCTCTTGCAAATTTAGTCTGTAATGTTTGAATAGACTTATCAACTTGTGATTGTCTTGATTTAACATATTTATTTCTATTGATATAATCTACTAATCTATTTGCTTCTGCATCATCTGAACTAGCATATATACCATTTATTGTTTGTCTTAGTTCTTTTTCTAATTCTGTAAAATCATTTCCAACTAATGTATTCTGATAAACCTTTTCTGATAGTCGTCTTGTAAATGTGTTTGATACATCTTTGAACTGAGTAAAGTATTGTTGTTTTAAATTTTGTACTAAAGCTAAATCACCTTTTGTAAGTTCTTGAAACTCTACAGGAATATTACCAATTCTTCTAAAAGCTTTTTCTATTCTCTTTGCTTGTTTTGTAAAACCCTCTCTAACAACTGTATCTGACCAACCAAGATATTCTCTATCAACAATTGCTTTTATTTTTGGTCTAATTGCTATAGCCGCTTGAAGTTCTATAAGCTTTCCATCTGTTTGTGGTAAATCTCTATTGGCTAATGATACTACTTCTCTTTCTATTCTATCTAATGTTGCAACAAGAGTTTTATAATATTTTGCTTCTGCTAGTTCGATTTGTTTGATTCTATATTCTGTTGATCTTTGTACTATATCTGACATAGAAATTGTCTTATCAAAAAAACATCAAAAACGCAAAAAGTGTTTTAGTGTCGCATCAACCAGCTAACACCCTAAAATTTTAATCGTCTACTTTTCAACAAGTTCGTCAAAAGTAAAAAAAATGAAAAAGTGAATATGTTATAATGGGTTATTAAAGATTTATTTATAAATTTTTAATTAGCTATTTAACATTGTGAATATGATTAGTTGGTAGAGAGAGAGGTATCTATGGGTAGAGAAACAAATGATAGAGTTAATTTGCGAAATGCTTATAAAAAAGCAAATTCAACTTTACCAAAACAATTACCATTTATTACTTTTGCTGAAGCTGAAAGAGCATCAAGACTATTAGCAAGTAAATTTGGTAAATTAAAAGATGCGAGTCCAAATAAAATTTATCCTATGTATAAAAAGCAGTGGGTAAGAAAAGTTTGGGTTTGTTTAAGTGGTGATTCTTCAACTTTAAGTAGAGGTTGGAGAAGATTAATACACGATATGGCACACAGGATTTTTAGATATAGAAATCCAAGTTTGCCAGATCATTGTACTTTTCAAGCTGATTTGGAAGCTGAAATATGTGAATATGTTAATAGATCAGGTTGGCTTGATGGTTCTCTAAAAACTAAACCAAAACCAAAACTATCTAGTGAAGAAAAAAAAGTTATAAAGATTGAGTTGGTTAAGGGAAGTATTTTAAGATGGGAAACAAAAATTAAAAGAGCAAATACCTATCTTAAAAAATATAAAGCAAAACTAAAAAGACTAACAAAATAACCAACAATCATATTCCAATGTTAGATAGTTTCTTGCTCTACTTCTTGATCTTCTTGTGTTGCTTCATCTTGTGTGAACTCACCTACCTCTGCTTTTTGATCTATCTCGTCAAATATCTCATTTAGTTTTTCGTCATCATCTACAACTGCTCTTGCAATTTCTTTATCTACTTCTTTGTTAAATGTAGGTGAACCAATAGACATGGCTTTTGCTTGTTGATAGTAAATTAAATCAGTTGCATAATCTCTAATGTTAAATGAGTCAGGGTAACTTATCTCACCATCAAATGTAGCATTTTGAAACATAGCATAACATCTAAATAATTGTTCTTCTGCTATTTGTAAATTATCTGCTTTTTCAGAAAGTCTTGCATTAAGTAATTCAAATTCTGTTTGTAAAGCAATCCCTGATGATACTTGTTGTTTAGTTGTTCTTACTGCACCTGTATGAGCAATCCTATTGATAGCTTCTACTTTGTGATTAATAGAGTCCATAAGACCAGATAAATTTTGACCTGATGGTTGTAGTAAGTATGGTTTTAAGTTTGGTTCCATTTCTTCAGGCATTTCAATAACTGCACCAGCACCAGCACTAGCATTTACACTTGGAGTTTTTACTAATGATGGGTGATTTGTTAATCTAATTAATTGTTCTATTTCTGAAAGTTCGTTGTATATACTTTTTTGCAAATCTGCTATGTCTGTAAGGTCTGATTGACCAATCCCTTTTTTGTGTGATTTGGAATTGTATAAAATAACTGCTGGTATTTTGCCAATCAGATTATCGGCAGTATCTATTATAGTTGGGTCTGACCGATCATCTTTTGAATAAATTGTTTCTATTCGATCAGGAAACCACAATCTAAAATATGTACCACCATCTTTATCTACTTCCTCTCTGATTTTAAGATAGTCTAAATAATACTTACCATTTACTTCTCTTTTAAAATTCCAATCTAAAACATTTTCAGGTGTAACGATTGAAATATATGGTCTTATTTCTTGATTAAGTTCCTCTGCTCTTGTTCGTGTTTGTATTGTTGGTTTATCTAGGATCATAAAACAATGACCATAGATAGCCGAATAATTTTGAGCCTGTCGCATTACAGAATTAAAACTGTTACCCTCTAAATCTGCATCTTTTAAGAATGATTCCAAACTAGGCTCGTCTGCCATAGAACCAAAATCTCTTGAAGCTTTTACTCTAAATAAGAAAGATGAATATATTTGTATGATATTTTTACAATGATTATCACAAGGTGTATTAGCAAGTCTTTGATTAAACTCGTTATCTAATTCTAAATTGTATCTATTTAGATATTGACCAATCGTATAATCATAACCACCATTATATGACCTGATGTAATATTCCCAAAGATTTACATTTTCTTTGTAATCTTTGTGAGTATCGTAAGCATCATCTCTTGTATAAGCCATCTTATTTAATGTTCCATCTTGTCGGTTGTGAAGTTGGGATTTGTGTTACTAAAGGTTTTATGTAATCTATCATATATCCAAGAGCATCATTCATATGGTCAAATCCATCTTCTTTGTTAGGAATATTTGTATCTTCCTTGTACGTTTGTCTTTGTAATCCTTTTATAAGATATTTGCAAGAATTGGAAACAAAAATATGTCTATTACCTTTACTATCTTTAAGTTTTGAATTTACTGCATTGATTCTATCTCTTACTGCTGGGTGTTTATGTTTTACTTTTACTGTAAAGCCACCATTCTGAAGTATAGATAAATCTGTTCTACCACCAGCAGATGTTTTTCTTTGTCTTGAAGCTGGGTCAGGATAGATAAATATTGGTAATTGACTTCCATATCTATCTCTTATCTCTTGCACCATTTCATCAGTATTACTTGAATAAATTACTATTTCATCAACTAGATATATCTTTTCTTTTTCTATTTGTGCTACACAACAAGACATTGGGTCTATGTTAAAGTCCATTCCAATATGTAAAGGTTTTTTCCAATCTATCTTTTTATTAACAACAGACTCAACAGGGTGAAAGTTATAGTAGATAGCACCAGCATAATTTTCAAATGTACCCTCAAACTCTTGTCTAAATGTTCTTTGGTCTAAGTCTTGTCTAGCTTGATCTATTTCTTTTGGTGTAACCATTCCACCATCTAATGTAGTAAATTGAAAGCTTTCCCATTCTTTATCTTGCTTACCTTTTAGATACATTTCATAAGACCAATTACCATAACCTTTAGGAGTTCCACACATTAATACTTTTCCTAATGTATCTGATATTGATGCTCTTAATACTTCAAACCAAGTTCTTTTATCTATATCTGCAAACTCATCTAATATTAAAAAGTTTAATCCTGTACCTCGTAATGAGTCAGGCATATCAGCAGACTTTAAGGATATTGTACTATTTGTTTTTCTAATAGTTATTGTAAGTGTTGTTTCGTTTATATCTTCTATCCAATTAAATTGATTAAGAACTTCTTTTAAATTAGACCAACAAATATCTTTAGCCATTTTAAGAGTTGGTGCTACATACCATATCTTTTGATTAGGTATTGATGCAAATTTCATCATCTCAGTTATAGCAAGATATGTTTTACCAAATCTTCTACCTGATATTAAAACTCTAAATCTTTTATTTGATGATGATATAAGATGCTGGGGTTTTGTTAGAGTGATCTTCATTACAACCAAAATTAATATATATCTTATGTTTGTTTATTTCTTCTCTGCCTATTTCTTCTGTCTTTTGTAAGGACATTTTATAACCATCTAACATACAATCATAACCATCTTTATAAAAATTATCTAGTCTAAAAGGTGGCAAACAAGTACCTGATGTAGCACTACATATTATCATTGTTAGAACAAAGTTCATTTATTTTTTCTTTCTGTAATATTTTCTGTGAGTTTGTATTCTCCAAGACCAATGGAATATTGATCTTGCAACTTTGCCTATCTTTTCTACCACCCAATCTATCATTGTTAAAACTCATAAATTATTTTAATTTTTCTATCCTTATAATTTTATTATCTACATCTAGTTCAGCTTTGACTTTACTGCATATGTAAGTTGCGTTGCTGTTCCTAGTTGCAATTCTTTTCTTTTCTAAACACTTACTTATAGATGGAGTCCAAGTCATCTCTGTTAGTTTTTGATCTACACCTACAAACATCAATAGAGCAATAATCGTTTCCATTAATGATTACCATTTCTTAATTTTTCTATTTGTTTATTTATATTATCTACTTGTTCTTTTAAATGATCTATATTGACTTTGTTATATCTACTAGCTTGTATCTCTTTTTCTATAGATTCTATTTGTGATGCTAAGTGTTCTATTAACATATACATTTCTAAGTTTTTTGGTTCTTGTTCAGCTTTCTTTAATAAATCTTCTTGGAATAATATATCGGCAGTTTCTAATTGATTGAGTCTTTCTATAACTCCAAAGTAAGCCCATACTCCAATAGCAACTGCTGTGACTATTGCTAACATATTTCTTATTGGCATTGATATAGATGTGTTCTCACTTACTTTCATATTCTAAATCCTTTCTTCCATGATTGGATTGCCCAATAAGCTGGACTCAAAGTTTTCTGTCCTTTTACTTTTGCTAAGATAGGTCTAAATCTAGCAAAAAACATTCTCTGTCGTGTTGGATTATTCTTTCTGATTGGCATACCTTTTGCACCAAATCTGACTATCTGAACTCTACCTGATCTTTTATTTTTAACATAAACTCCAAACTTCTTTGAAGCTGATGGTGTTCTAAAAGGTTTATTTAATTTTTTATTTCCATGTAATGACATAATTTGTCATTATCATTTATCATTTACAAATGCACCCAAAAAGATAACCACTACCATCATTCATCACATGAAGATTGATACTATCTACATAACCTGTAAGTTTGAGTCTTAAAATATCACATACATCAAAGCAAGTAACCTCACTTATAATCTCAACACCTTTTAATATTTCTTTTGTTACCGGAACTAATTGATACACACCATCATTTAGAATTATAAGTTCCATTATCTTTTAAAATGTCTTGGTCGCCACTTGTTGCAGACATAAGTATCTTTAACACCTTTTGTTCGATAGACTCCACAAAATGAATGAGGTCTTGAATAGAGTCCACAATTACCACATGAACCTCTACCTTGTGATGGTCTAAAATCTTGTGGCATTTGATAAGGTATAAACTCTCCATTAGGATAGAAGTTTGATCGTTTCATCTACCTTGACCTCTATATCTTAATTGTTTTCTACTTCTACCTTGTCGCTTATGTTTGTTCATGGAATTTACTTTTTTAGGGTTCTTACCAATAGAAGTACCTTTGAACTTCTTTTCATAGACAACTACTTGTCCATAAACATTACCCTTTTTCTTTGCCATTTAAGTCTTTAACATCTTCTGCTTGTGCTTCAATAATTAATGGTAAAGGTTCAGTTACATTTGTTTGTTGTACTTTGTCTGACATACCAAGCATATTTTTGGAAAGAAATATCTGCATCATAGTATTATCTTTCTTTACTGCTTTGTCGTACATTTTCTTTCTTAAACTAGCTTTACCTTGTTCTTTGTATTGTGTAATTATTTCGGCAAAATTTCTTTTTAATGTTCTTGCTGATACATTCATTACTGAAGCTATTTCATAAGTAGGACAACCAATAGAAGCTAGATTTTTCAATATCTCTACATCTACTTTTGCTTTAGGTCTACCAACACTACATTGTGGTTTCTTTGTGGCTTTAGCCATAATTTTGTCTGATTTCATATGTTATATCTCTATCCTTTTTAACTCTTTTATGCAACCAATCGGAAATACATTACGATCACTAAAAGTTTCTTCATCATAACTTGCAAATGTCCATAGATATTTTTTATCTTTTTTAAATACATAAGCATAAGTATTCATAGTAGCTGGTCGCATCTTTTCAAATTCAGAATAAGAAAAATGTGATGAGTCACCCAAAATATCAAGCCAAACTATATGATAAAAGTAATATTTCTTTTTGTTTATTGAAATATGTCTATATTTTGACTTTTTTCTGACCATTTAATGTTTGCTTTTATCTATTGATTCAACGACAGCCCTATAATACTCTAGTTGCCTTTTTAGCATTTTATTTTCAATTGATAATTTAATCAATCTTTTTCTGACATACTTAAATATTCTTAATAATCCTATCATTTATATTCAGATATAGGCTCATTCTTCCATTTGTGCTTTTTGTATTTTTTGCCATTTCTCATAATAATATTATAATGACCCCACTCGGACACTATCTTATCACCACTATTAACAACCTTATCTTTGCTAGACCCTATATTTAGAGATGTTAATTGTTTCTTGTTTATTAGTACTTCTTGCGACAACTGGTTTGTAACTGGTTTTTGGTTATCCACATATTGATATTTGTCGTAATTTATAAGTTGAATTAGGGTTACTTTTCTATTTTTGTGGTTTCCACAATGATGTAACTGGGCTGTTCTAGTGGTTATCATTTTTCTTCGTACTAGCCTTAGTATAAAAGACCTCATTTCAGAATAAGTCATAGCAAATCTTTTAGCTGTAACTCTGAGTGGCATAATCATTTCACCTCTACGAACAAATATTTTATTATCTAAAAATCTTAATTCTTTATCTTGATGACTTGCTGAACTTATAAAATATATCCAACAACTAGCTTGTAATAAATTTTTAAATATAGGATTTCTCCATATATCTCTGTAACAAATAAAATATCCTGATTTTCTACTCATGCTAAAATATACTCGTTATACAATCCCATTCTTCTATTCTTTGTTTTATTTTTTTTTGTAAATATTGCTCTGTTCCATATTTTTCAATAAATGCTTTTTTACCTAAATGAACTGATATTTTACCTGTCCTATGGTGTGAAGCACATAATGGAATAATATCAAAATGCGAGGGTCTTAGACCCATTCCTGTGTGGTTTCTGATATGATGTATCTCGGCTGGTGAAACTCTACCATCTATCTCACAAGCTATACACCCATGATTAGCGACTTTGTTCATGTATTCTCTCTCTGCTTTATTTGGTCTTTTCTTTGCCATAATACACAATCCCTACCATATTTTGATTTAGTTCTTTGGCCTGAGTCTATTACTAAATCTATTTTTTTAAGTTCATTTATTCTAGCACATATACTTGATAAAGGTTGTCCAAGTGCATCTGCTATTTGTTCGTTTGAATATAACCTTTCTAATAAAAGATTATAAACTTCTTCTCGTAATGTTAGTTTATTATTTTTTTGTGTCCAAGATTTGACACTTGTATCTGACGATTTTTGATATGCTTTGTAATCGCTAAACAAATCTAATTGGCTCATCTATCTACCTCTCTCGTTTGACAAGGGGTTCAAGAGAGAGCAAAGAACCCCTTATCTGTTATGCTTACTTAATTCGGAACAGTAAGCTTTTAACCTAAAAGTAGATATGAAAATTATATACTTTATGCTTTTTCAAGCATTAATTTTGTATAACATAACTAAATTATTTTTCATACTACTGATTCGATTACTACTTGATTTGTTTTTAAATTGCAAAATAATAGTTTGAGTTGAAATATTTTACAAAAAAGCTAGGTTTTAAGCCATAAAATAAGGGGTTGCAATACAACTTGAAATATGGTCATAATCAGGAATATGTTAAATAAAAAAAATAAACAAGGAGAGAGCATAATCAAAACAGATATAAATAATAAGATAATTAAAGTTGGTTCTTTAGTTATAATAGATAGTGGTATGGGTAGAGAGTACCCTGACTATTGTGGTGGAAGAAAAGGTGTTGTTGTAAAAATAGGAAACAAATATTGTAAGGTAGAATGTTCTGCTAGAAATGGTGCAATCAATGTTAAGTTTAAAAATCTTGAAATAATTAGTAGAGATAGATTTGATAGCTTTGATAGTAATTGGTTAAATTTCTTTTATATTAGAAATGCAAATATATTAACTAACAAGGAGAGAGCATGAAAAAAGGTAATTATAATTGGACACCAAGATATAAAGTTGGTTCAATGTATAAATCTAAATTAAATAACAAAAGATATTACATTACAGGGTCAGGTTCTAAAACTTGTGCTTTAAGTGTAAGGATTTTAGAAAAAGGTGTTCTTTTAGATTTAAGCCCAGATGCTTTTTATAAACAAAAAGAAAATAAAAATATATTTTATGGTCTTATGCAAAAAGATTTAGATAAATTAAATTTAGTAGAAATAGAGGAGAGAACAAATGGTTAAAGTAATATTAAAAACACCATCATTTGATTTGATGGAAGATGTTAAAAAAAGATTTGGTGTGGAGTTTCACCCAAATACTCCTATCATAAAGATAGGAGAAAAACTAAAGGAGATAGGTTATGTTAAAGACATTACCCAAGCTTCAACAGCGATACGACAAACAGATAATGATAGAAAAGAATCTGTTGGAAAAGTTGAGGAAGCTACAAGAAAAGAAAAAACAGTTGGCGTTCAGATTGCACCAAGTAAAGCATCACCCAACTAATTATTTGTAGAGAGAGATATAAGATATGAAAAAAAAGATACTTTTGACAATAGTCGTTTGCACTCTTTTAAATGCCTGTTCTACATATTCTCCATTGGTTGATACAATGGGAAGATCAGGAACATTTGATGAGTCAAGAGCAGAGCATTTTTCAAATGATAAAGTTATCTGTGAACAGATAGCAACAAACAACACTACATTTTTTGGGAATATAGGTTTTTGGATTATGAGTCCTGAAGCTGAAACAGAACACGATCATATTTATAAAAAATGTTTATCTAATCGTGGACACAGTTTATTGAGGTGATTATGCCTAAACCATCAACAAGAAATAAAATACTAGCTTATATGTGTGCTAAATGTTTTACCACAAAAGCAGATATATTAAGTTGGTTTCAATCAGATTCTAGTATGTGGGCTAATAGCTTACTATGCAGAATATGCTTCAAAGAAGCTTTTAACAATCAATCAAAAGAGGAGAAAATGAAATGGGGGTTTTATGCTGATAGGCAGAAAAAACGAAACTCTTGAATCAATTAACAATTCGATTCAACAGAATGTAAGTCGCTGGGGAGTATCTAACGAAATGAATGAGAAGATTATGACAAATATCGTTGGATTACAAATTAAGAAAATAAGACTTATAAAACACAAAACGCAAACTAGAGTTGCAAATAAACTTTCAGTAAGTTTCCAGCAAGAACAGAAATACGAGAAAGGAACTAATGAATGTAGATTTGTAAATCTTAAAAAATTAAGTGAGTATTTTGGAGTAGATATGGAATATTGGACAAGACCACTTGATGAAAGTAATTGTAAATTTTTAACTAAGAGAGAGGTAAATGGATATGACAAATATAACGAACAAATTCGGTAATAATATTGCTTACAATTCAAAAGCAAAAAGTTATAGGTATTATGTAGATGGTGAACCAAAATCAAGTGTAACTACTGCTATTGGAAAATATACTAGACCTAATTTGGAGAATTGGTATAAAAAGAATAGAGATGAAACATTTAAAGAACTAATGCTTGAAGAAAAAAAACCTTTAAATGAGATTAATAAATTTATAGCAAGAGTAAAACAAATTTGTGATGCTAAAGAGTCTTTTGGTAGAAATGTTGGTACTGAATTACATGAATGGATTGATTTATTTTTAAAAAATAAAAATCCTGTAATACCATCAGATCAACCCTTAAAAAGAATGGCAGAAAAATTTACAGAATTTTGGAAAAAACACAAATTTCAAGTAATTGAAAGTGAATTACCATTGTATAGTAAAAAATTTGATATGTGTGGTACAAATGATGTAATTGTAACAAAACCATCTTGGAAAGGTCAATTAGCAGTTCTTGATTGGAAAACAAGTAAAGATTATAAATTTGAAAATTGTATTCAAGTTGAAATGTATAGAAGATTTATAGAAGAAACTACAGACTTTAAAATACAAAAACTAGCAATTGTTAATATTCCAAAAGAAGATGGCAAACCCTTATCTTTTTTTGAAATTGATAGAAAATTAATAAAAAGCGGTAGATATTTTAAAGCTTTTGAAGCTATCAAATGTTTATTTGATACCGAAAGTCAATTTAAAGAAGATCTAAAAAAATGGAAAAAGGAGAATAAAATCAATGTTTAAAAGAAACTTTAACAAAGATGATTTCGAAACTCATAAGTTAGAAATTACATTAGTTCATAATAAAGGTAAATGGGATTATAAAAGTTTGCCTAAAGTAAATATGTGGGATTCAACTGCAAAAAAGAAATACTCCCCTTATGAGTTTGATAAGTGGTTACAAACACCACATATTAGAGGTATGATAGAAAAGGGTGCAAATTTAAAAATCGCTACTTATGATTATGAAGATACACCTACTAAACCACAATATGATGATGGAAATAGAAGAAAAGTAGTTTTTTATTTTAGTGCTTTAAAAAATCAACCAGCTAAACCAATTGATGGAATGAAACCAATCGGTCAAGCTATGCCACAATACAAAGAAGTGCCAATGACCCAAGCACAACCATCAGCACCAGATAACGCAATACCTGTCCAAAAAATAGAGGATATGGATGACGAAATACCATTTTAATTATGACAGATAAATTACAAGAACAACTAGACATGAAAGAAAAACAAATTAAGTTTTTACAAAAAAAATGTCGAGATGCTGGTAACTTAATAAATGAGTTAAAATTAAGACATGAAAGAGAAACACAATCTCTTAAAAATGTTATTGATATGAAAGAAGTTCAAAACTCTGAATTAAGAAAAGTTAATGACGACCATAAAAAACTTAATGGTGAACTTAGAAAGGAAATAAATAATCTTAAAAAAGAAGCTAAAGATATGTTGCAATATCCATGAAAAAAATATTAATAAGTATAATATTTATATTTATGTTAGCTTCATGTAGTAAGATTGATTTTGACCCAACTACTGCAACAATAAGATATTTATTAACAGGAGATAAAAAATGAACACACTAAATAGTAGAGAAGCATATATAGTTATGGAAAAAGCCGCTGAAGATTGGTCTAAGTGGATTGAAAAAGTAATACTATTAGATAATGGTAAGAAAGCTATGTTTGCAAAATGTTTTCTTAAATACAAACTTGATACAAAAACAATTATAGAAGCAGAACATAAAGCAAGATTAGACCCTGAGTATGATGCAGTAGTAAAAAGTTTAGCACACGCAGAAAAAGAACTTATAAGAAGTAAATTAAAATATAATAATTTAGATAGATATTCTTCTATGAAACAAACAGAAATGAAAACAGATGTTAAGTTAGCAAATAAACAAGAGGGTTAATGTTTGACTATTTCAAAGCCATCTAAATTTGTTTTTTCAGTTATTGGTTCTATTTCGTAATTATAATCCACAAGCTTAACATCATCAAATTGTGATAATTCTCTAATGAATGATGATAGCTTAATTAGACTTGGGCTTTCATCAACAAACCTTAGACAAATAAAATGTCCATATTCTGAGTAATCAGACTCCATTTTAAATTCAACATCTATAATAACTGCATCTCGTATCATAGATTCTTAATACAGATATTTGAGAGATATTTATATTACTTTTTTCCGTTACGAAATATTTGAGTTCCTTTTATGCCATATATTGAAGCAACAACAAGAATCCATAAATTTGTGAACCAACTAGGAAGTGTTGAAAAATAATCAAAGAAAAGTTTTACTTTATCCATAGCACTTGGGTCATCACTTATTACTGCCCAAGCTAATACAACAATCGGTGCAGATAAAATAATTAATACAAATTCATCTTTCCAATCTGATTGTCTAGATTCTAATAATTTACCTTGATATGCTTCCTCACCTTTTGCCATCTTTTCTGCATGATGATATTGGGCATCAGCCATTCTCATTTTTGTTTCTTGTCTTTTTTTGTAAATATGAGAAGCCGCATTTAAACCTAATTTTATTGCACTAAACCACATATTATTCTTCTATCAATTCTATTCCAAGATCGCAATAATGCTTTATCTTTTCGTATTTACTTTTTAATGATTCTCCCTTTTTATTTCTAACAGCATATTTCACAATATTACCATCTATCCAATTTAACTCATTTCCTAAAATAAACTCTGAAACTTGATACTTTAAATTTTTGTAATGGTTACCACCACTTTGCCTATCAATGGCTCTCTCTGTTGAGATATGGGCTTTTAATGTACCCTTTTTGTTCCTCATACAAGCTTATTAATCCAATTACCTTTGTTATTCAAGACCATAGGTAAAAGTCTTGGTATTCCATCAATAATAATACCACAACCTAGAATAAACCTTGTTTTGAAGTTCTTAGCATATGCAAAAGCTAATGATTTCTGATTTATCAAACAACCAACATTCATAGCAAAAAATAGGTTATCAGGATTAGCCCACCAAGATATAACAAACTTAGTATGATAGTGACCTTGAACTGCTGACATACCCATAGTTTGAGATACTTTTAATACATCTGCTGATCTTCCATGTGTAAAAAAACATCTTTGTTTATTAGGTAGATCAAGTGTTAAATCATCTACCCACTTCCATTTTTTTGTACCTAAAAAATCACCATAATCTTTTAGAAACTCTTTACTCATTCCATATTTTAATGCTCGTCTATAAACTAAGCTAGAATGATTAGATTCTACTTCTATCATTTTTGGATATATAGACTCTAGTTCTTTTACATATTTTCTTGATAGTTTTAGTTCATGTCCAGCAGAATATAAATCAGGGTCATGTGTGTGCATATTGATAGCATGAAAATCTAATAGATCACCAATATTTACTACAAAATCTGGTTTATATTGTTTCTTAATTTCTTTTAAAAATTCTAATGAATCTTTGTGATGATATGGAATATGTAAATCCGAAATAACTAATATTCTCTTATAGGTCATATACTGACCTATACAACTATTTGGTGAGTAAGTAAAGTAATTGACCTAATACTAAAAGACCAACAGCACCTAAACCATATAAGATTCTGTCTATGTCTTGCTTCATGTGATGTAAATGGTTTTTAATTATTAAATCTATTTTTTGATTTACTAATTTTATTCTACCATCTATTTCTACAAATTTTTCTTTACTCGATTTCATTATTTTTTTCGCTTTCTTCTAAGGTCTGTATCATGTTTTCTACTTCCACGCAAAAAACTATTTACACGACCCATTGACCAAGAAGCCATTGATGTACGAGGTCTTGAACCTGAACTTAAAAAAGCACCTTGACCTCTACGATATACTTTCTTTAAATCACCTAATGTAATATTTTTTCTATTTTTTGCTTTTGCTCTAAGTGTTGAAATAACTCTAGCAGATAATGGTTTTCTTCTAACAGCCATTACTTATACCTCGCTTGGAACATTGATCTTGGAATTTTTTGGCCTCTTTTATAAGCTTCTGACATAGCTTTAATAAGATTTGCTCTAGCTGATCTTTTACCACCTTTAAGACCTGATAAATATTTTTTAGGTAAATCAGTTTCTTTATCTTTTGGTACTTTTCTTCTTTTTCTTTTTTTTGACATTTCTTCTTTTCTTTCTCATTGGAAATTTGTCTATCATTTCTTTTAAAGTAGTTGATGTTGTAAATCCAATCATCTTTTTTTCTTTCTCTTTTTATGTGCAGAGTTTTTCATTAACCGCCCATCTGGCATATAGTGATACCCTCTAGGCGGTTTTTTTCTTGATTTTTTAACCATTATCTTTTTCTTTTATTCATTTTTGGTTTCTTAGCTTTTTTCTTCTTCTTCTTCATTCCGCCATGAGAACCTTTTCCTGTATGATAGGGCATTATTTCCTCGCTTTCTTTTTAGTTTTCTTTTGTTTCTTCAATATAGCTTTTTGTAAAGCCATTGGAAGTTTCTTTTGTTTCTTTGTCAGCATATTTTCTCCTAGTTTGCAAATTTACCATCTCGCCATTTTGCGTCAGGTAGATTGTTTGTATAGTTTTTTCCATCAAATGTTAAGACTTGTTTTCTATTAGAACCCTCTTTGAAACTACAATGAATCCAACCAGCATTAGGGTCATCTTCTTTCCAATATTCTAATATAAGTTGGTCAAAATCTGTATTACTTTGAATCCAATATGCGACTTGCAAATTAGATATACCAGCTATCTCAAAATCTGCGGCTTCCCCTTTTGTATGTTGTGATGTTGCTTTTGAACCAATAGCTTCACATAAAGCTGGGCTTCTATAACCTGATGTTATTGTGATTGGTTTATCAAACTTTGCTCGTACAGGTTCTAATACTCCATAACATAAATCTGTAAGATTTTTTATTTCTCCACTACCAGCTTTATTTTCAATACCCTTACGAGTAGCTGTCATTGATTTCTCAAATTCTTCTAATTTAAAATGTTTTGATAATTGCATAACTACCTTGCGTTTGTTGGTACACCATTAGAATTTACAAAACTGCTCTCGCTGAAAGCCATAAAAATGTATGTTCCACCTGAAGCATTAAATTCTTCATCACTTGATTTAATTTTTATTCCATTTGAAAGCATATCTATTGCTTTTGCTGAATCAACATTTTCAGTAGCAGTTGTATCTGCTCTTAATTTTTCATCAGTTAAATTAAAAGTGCTTCTTTTGTTGTCAAACATATACCAATTATTTGTAGTATCAGTTCTTTTACCCATCACCCAAGCTGGTCGAAATCCCAAATGAATATAGACTCCATCAGTTGAACCATTTCCTGTGTAGCTTCCAAATTTTGAGTAGCCTTTTTTTTCTGCGAAGCAGTAGGCAATAATATTATCTGTACTATGATTAGTAGCACCATCTCCACCAGTATGAACTGAATATACACTTGAAGTTGGGTCTGTATCTCCCCATTCATTTGTAGTTGATGAAGCAGAATTAGAATTTAGTAAAGTTTTTTTATCATTAGCTGTTGCAAGACTACTATGATAAACAACCCAGTTTCCATAAGTTGCTCCACCATCTGTTCTATTTTTTGAAATAATTACATTTGGTGCAACTCCTAACCCATGACCAACTGTCTGTGATGCTGAACCATTGGAAGTATAAGACACAATACTAAATCCAGCAGTAGTGTTAGCAGATACAGAAGTTGTTATGCTTCCATCTGTGTTTGATGATGCAGAGCCACCAGCTAACCAATTCCATGTGACTATACTATCTCCACTTTTATTAAAACTATTTAATTGTTCTACAACATCTACAGTAAATCCATCACTATCAAAACTTTGAAAATCTTTATCTGCATTAAGTGTTAATTCTGCACTAGTGTTATTACTACTTAATGCTTTTCTCCCTCTTACACTATCTACAAGAGCATGGTCATTTGCTGAATTACGATTCTTAAACCATATCCAGTCTGGTTTGAATCCAATTCCTGTTATTGAATTGTTTGCTGAATTATTCCCTGTAAATATTTTAGTATTAAAATAATCTGTTGGTTTATCTAATCCATTTGTATAACTCATAATAATATCCTATCCATATTCGGCTAAATTTTTTGTGTTAAGTGCATAATATCCTGATGGTACAGCATACTCAAAGTTTCCATAGCCATTACCATCACTATTTCCTGATGAGATTGAGTAAGGTGGGTTGCCGAAGTTTGC